TCATTGATTCAAGGAAGTCAACACGTTTTTGTTATTTCGCTTCATGATCTTTTCTTTTTCCCTGTTTTTAAATGCATCTACCAGCGGTTGGTATAATAAATACTCAGCCGCTTTTAGTATTTCATCCACCTCCCGGCGGCATGTAGATAACGACGGTTTGCGGGAACGTAACATACCGTTTCTGCGCGCCATGACGCGTGGTGCACAGGCCTTATGATGCTGCCGGGCAATTTCACGATCCGAGGCACAGAAGACATACCGGGCCAACAGCATTTTAAACGCCTCACGGTCCAAATGATAAAGGAGATCAACCACCCCTTGTATCAGCAGTCCATCCTCATCACTGCAGGTCGGTCTGTCCGGGTAACTACGGCGTTCAACTGTAGCCATAAATTCGGCTATCATGCTGCTCTGCCGTTTCACCAACCGACCGCTGTACACCCACGCCCCGAACCTTGCCAACCAGTTCTGTAACCAGGCCTCGCGCTCTTCATCCAGTTGCAAACCATCTGAAATACTCATTACACCCGACATAAACGCAGCTCCCCGACTTCCTGTTTTACCTGCTCCAGTAATTCACGTTCGCTGCCGTGGATCTGCTGCCATGTTTCCGGCGCTGCATGGAATCCCGTTGCGTAGCATGCCCGGTGGTGCTGCGGACACAACGGGAGTACAGAATAATGATCCGCCCGTTGCCCCATACCCTGTCCGTTGCGCACATGATGCAATTCCGCACGAGATGCCCCGTACCCCATGTTACGGCAGCAGATACAGCCGAGTTCGGCCACATCCGACAGCCATTGCTGTTCTGCTTTGGTCTTTGATTTGGTCATTGGTCTTGCCTCTCAGGTAAAATCTAATAACTGTGCTGCCGCGTTCTCAGCGGCCTGTTGCGTGGAAAAATTGCGGTACAGAATGAAGTTCCACAGCACATCGAGCGTGGATTTATAGAGTTCGCCAAACTGCAGATCATCCATTTTGGCAAAGCTAATTGATTTGGCGACACGGCGCAGGCTACCGTCAGGCATTTCGTAGGTGTCGTACTGGCCGGCCTGCTCGATAGCCCAGGAGCGGAAAGCGTCAAAGGATTTTGTCGCGGTAATATTCTGAGCGCGTTTTTGTGCTACATCATCGAGATAGACGTCAGCCGCTGACTGCAGAGCATCGTCATTGTCCGTGTAATAAGCGAGGAATTTCACATACCCGCGAACCAGTTCTTTTTCTTCCGGCGAAATGGTGCCGCCGACCGGTTCCCAATATTCATAACCGAGGTTCAGGAGTGCGAAGTATTTACGGTGAAATCGTGGGTTACGTGCCTTTTTGAAGTCAGCCGACAGCACATCACCGCACTTAACTTTTGAATGCAGATAATCCCTTGCTGCCGGATTTGCAGGCGCAAGAGTATCGTTGGGGAGTTTGATAAAGCTATGCTGTGCCATGTAAATATCTCCGGTGGCACAGCGGGTATTCAGGATGCTGGTTGTTCAGGCCAGCACCTGAATAATACATTGATATAATGAATATTGCTAATTATATGCGGAGCTTTAAATCATGCCATCCGAGTGTATTCCAGCACTCAGCATCACCTGCCATACAGCATTCCGACACAGGCAGTTTTTCGCCACATTTCCGGCATGTTTTCTTACTCAGTTCCTCGATTTCAGATTTTAGCGACCGGTCATCGATTCTGATGAGCATCGTCAGGTACTCGTTCAGTTCATAAGGTTCCCGGCCTGGCCGCCGCAACACACAATTGCGCTGCAGCATTTCCAGTTCCTGCTCATCCACCAGCAATTCAAATTTAACGATACCGGTTTTCTTTTGCCGCGCTCTCTGTGCGGCTTTGCGTTCTGCCGGGGACTTAGCCATTATCCTGATTCCTTTCATATTCTGAGCATGCTTCTCTCCGGTTCCATGCACTTATTGACTCCGTTTCATTAAAACGTTTCATCCGTACCCCGCATCCATCACAAGCGACACCATACAATGTCAGGCCGTGGCTGCTGGGACAGTGTATTGTGATATCAGTACATCCACAAAATGGACACGGTTTAAGCTCATGTGCTTTTTCTGTCATCACGCAGCCTCCCCTGTTTTCGCCACCAACCAGCGTGCCTGCCGCATAAACAGTTCGCCGATGGTGATCAACTCATCGCGGCTGATATAACTGATTTTTTCTCCCCGCCAATCCTTATCCAGAATGACAACCGCACCGGCAAAGAAAGCACCTGACGGTTTTTGTTTTTTATTCGCCGGCACAAACCAATCCGGTAAATCGAACCCGATACGGCCACGGATAAATGCAACGTGATCTGCATACTCTGGCCACCACGTTTCACTGGTCGCGGCTTTTATCAGAAAAATATACCGCCCACCTTTCTCACGCATAGCCTGAGCGTACTCCATGATATGAACCATCCCTGTAACGGCCTGTTTATCATGATAGGTTGCACGGGAATACGGAGGGTTGCCGTATGCTGCCCCGCCCAGCTCTTTCAGCTTTTCTGACCAGTCCTGTGTCAGCGCGTTATCTTCGGCGGTGTAATAGTTCGGGCACTTGCTGTTCTGGCCATCGGTAAACAGATCGAGGGTGCACGGGCCGAACTTAGCGTTGATACCCCAATACAACGCATCAGGCGTCCGCCACTGGTCACCGACCTCTTTCAGCATGTGAGCGGGTTTATTACGGAGTTCTTCCAGTTCAATCACGTAATCTGAGCGCAGATCTGGAGTTTCCTGCACCGGCAGCGCGGCAAGGATACGTTCACCAATCCAGCGCATAACCGGTACCGCCATGCTATTACCGATAGCGCGGTAACGTGGGCCGTCCGGGCAGTCAGCAGCATCTTTACCACGCCAGCTGATTAGGGTGTGGTTATCCTGGAATCCCTGTAACCGCTCACATTCGACGGGAGTCAGGCGGCGGACAGTCATAGTGTTAAAGTCCGCTATATTTCTTTCCTGTCCGCGCCCGCCGCCTGCGGGTGATGTCAGGGCATATGCTAATTCACCGCCGATTTCTAAATTTCGTCCGCCGTCCCTGCCTCTTTCCTGGAATGAAACCACTGCCGGTGGCTGCCCTGCATTCTGGTTGCTGTTGCTGCTGTTACCGGCCCGTAATGTCGGAGACAGGTTTTCGGTGGCATCAGCACCGTAGTCTTTACAGCTGAATGCGATACAGGCATTTTCCTGATCAAGCCTGTCGTCAGAAACGGATAACGGTTTAACCGGAAAACCGTGAAATTGCCGCACAAGCCGAATGTCTCTATCAGTGATACCCTCATCATCAGCCTGAACGAAAAGTGCATTTTCCTGCCCGTGGTTACGTCCCAGCGTGTGCGCCAGTTCGTGATTTACATCCGGATCTTGTGTGCCGTGTACCGCAAAGGTATCAGTATCAAAATCTAACCGGGCACCGTGTGCTGTGCAGGTAGTGGCAACTTTGATTTCACCGGAAGTATTACCCCCACCGAATGCAATCAGATGTCCGGCCTGTGCCTGGTTGTCGTCTGCGCCTGTTGCACCAACGCCGTTTTTAGTAAGAGCGGCAACTGTCTGCCCCGTTTCTCCGCACGGCGTAATATCCCCGTGCACGCTGTCGTACTCAAAAAGTATTTCTGCGGGACAGATGTCTGTTCGAGCACTTGCGACAACGAACACACGACGGCGTCGCTGCGCGACTCCGAAATATTGAGCATCGAGGATCCGCCACGCGATAGTTCTTTTGGGTCCAGACACATAACCAACGTTTGTCCATTTTTCCCCTGTCGGCTTGAGTTCTTCACTTTCCCCGGCAAGTCCTGCAAGGAAGCAACCAAAGGCGTTATCTTTGCTGCTGAGCACACCAGGGACGTTTTCCCAGACAATGATTGCCGGTTGCTCACCGTTTTGTTCTCTTTTTTCATCAATGCTGTCCGCTAATTCAACGTAAGAAAGGGTTAATTGTCCGCGTTCGTCACTCAGGCCACCGCGTAATCCGGCAACACTGAATGCCTGACACGGTGTGCCGCCCACCAGCAGATCTGGTGCAGGTACATCACCGGCGCGAACAGCTACAGCGATTTTTGTCATATCTCCCAGGTTATCCACCTGCGGCCAGTGTGCAGCCAGTACAGCAGACGGGAACGGTTCAATTTCGCTGAACCAGAGGGGTTTCATTCCGACAGGCTCCCAGGCGACCGAAGCGGCTTCGATGCCGGAGCATACAGATCCGTAAGTAAGAGTCATCACTTCATCACCCTCTGCCAGTAGTTCAGGCGCTCCCGGAAAAACGGTTGCTGATCCACCGGTGTTTTTTCGATAGCCACCAGTACAGCCGTTCTGTGTATTTTCTGCATTCTGAGCTGCTTAATCAGACGACTGGCAGCCAAATCAAGCTGCTCTTTTTCCTGATACTCAACGGGCCACAGGGCGCGATTGTGAGGCAGACCTGCAGGTAAATAATTTGATTGTCCGGACATGCTCACTCCCCTTTTTTCTTTGGTTCAGGGGCAGATTGATACGGGATTTTTTTCCGCGCCCGGCGCGCGGCATGCAGCCGGTCTAAGTGGCAGTCAGTATGATCACAGCCATCATCTGGCATGCGGGGATAGTTATCACGCACGAGAGATTCGCACGTAACAGGGTCTTTGATTATCATGGTCTTTGCCTCTGTTGGTCTTAAAATGCTTTGTCGGCGTAACGGCGTCTTTTAGGTGCTTCTTCCTGTTGCTGCATGCGGCTTACTTCTGCTGCTGAAATCTGGTCGGTCGGCAGATAGTGGCCGTTTTTAAATTCCTGATACACAGTTCCGGTTTCTCCGTGCCGATTCTTCTCGATGATGATCTCCGCATAATTTTTGGCTGGGCTGTTCGGGTTATATACCGCGTCCCGGTAGGTGAGAAAAATATAATCGGCATCCTGTTCCAGACTGCCGGAATCACGCAGATCCGCAGCCACCGGACGGCGCTGGTTCAGTGGTCGCTTATCCACGTCACGGGATAACTGACTCAGAGCAACTACCGGTGTATGCAGACGTTTAGCCAGACCTTTCATACCTGCGGATATCGCGGCAATCGCCAGGTCGTTACGTTCCGCTTTAGGCTTTTTAATCAGCCCTAGGTAGTCGATGAAAATGCCTTTTGTGGCCGGATATTTGCGTTTATGTCGCTCACTGATGGCGCATATCTGATCAATGGTCAGATTGCTGGCATCGATAATGTGAATGTCCCGGTCAATCAGATGTGCGATTGCTGAACTGATCCGCGCCCAGCCTTCATCGTCCAAATCACAATTGCGCATTTTGGAAACCGGCAACTGCGCAGCCCCGGCAATCATACGCTCGGCGATCTGCATGTTCGCCATTTCCATGGAGAACATCAGCACAGAGTCACCGGCGGTTGTCATTTTTTCCATCATCGTGAGTGCCAGTTCAGTTTTACCCATGCCCGGCCGGCCGCCGATAAAAATCAGGTCCGTAGGGTTAAAACCACCGATTTTATCGTCCAGTGCTTCGATACCGGTCAGGATCATCATGCCGCTGCCCTCGCCACGGTTCCGCTTCTCCAGCACATCAACATAGCCGTCAATCAGTTCGTTGAGGTGAACCGGTACCAGGCTTTCTTTCTCGCTGGTGATCAGGGTGAACTCGCTGCTGAACTTCTGAATTACGCTTTCGGCCTGGTCATGAGTGGCCGCATCAGTAATTTCTTTCTGAAATTTATTTATCAGCGCTGTAATTTTACGAACAGCCGCATAGTTCCTGACTTTTTCGGCATACCCTTTCAGGTTTGCGTATGAGATGGTTTTTCTGGTGAGCTCCATGATATGAGCAAAATCACCATTTCCCCCGAGTGCGTCCGCGATAAATACCGGATCGATAATTGCACTCGTCAGTGCCTGTTTTTTTATTTCCCGGTACACCCTGGAAAAGTACCCGACACTGAAAGCATCATCAGGCAGTGTTGCCAGAACGTCATAGGCATCCTGAGTGGCACCACCGGCTAGTAAACCACCAATGACAGCGGCTTCTAATTCCTGCTCACTGAACATAATCAATTACTCCGGTAGCTTGGCCAGTTGAACGACAGCACTGCGCCACCTTCCAGCATGCGGTCAACAACGCGTTCACCCAGCAGCGGGGCCAGTTCGTTCAGCGGCAGGTTGCTGATCATGATGGTCGGCAGCATGTCCTCATACCGGTCGTTAATCACTTCAAACAAAATATTGCGCTCTGAGTCAGTTCCGTACTGCACCCCGATTTCGTCGATAATCAGCAGACCCGGCCCGCAGTATTTTTCCAGTACGTCGAGCTCGCTGTATTCTGCATCGCCAGCCCATGTACGGCGAAAAGCCCGGATGATACGCGCCGCTGTGGTGATAAATACCGATTCCTTCGCCTCAGTGGCAACCTGACGGGCGATTGATACTGCGAGGTGTGTTTTCCCGGTTCCTGGTGTTCCGCACAAAATAAGTCCCTCTCCGGCGGTTTTTCGGGATAGCCATGTATCGGCATACTCGCGGCAGATTTTCAGATTGCTTTCCGCATCCGGATTCGCCGGGTGATACGTCTCAAATGTCGCTGCAGCAAAGCGAGGCGGGATATTCACGTTCAGTTCGTCAGACATGCTTGCCCCCGTTCACCCATGCCGCAGAGCGGCTCTCGTAGTTTTTATCGCTGAATCCGGAGTGTGTGCTCGGCTTAGCAGGTTTCCGACCTGTGGTGCGTTCCGGGAATATTCCCTGCCAGCCGTTGGCAATCGAGTCACACAGCACAGAATCAGGATCCGGATGCCCGGCCAGCTTTTTGCCAATCTGCCGGCAGCTGGTTTCCGTCAGTGGTTTTTTAATCTCCTTCCGGAACTTCACCCAATCCTGCCAGACAGGTTCGCTGACGTTTTCCGGGCGGACTGACAACGGGTCAAATTTCACCGTGGATTTTTTCTGCGTCACAGGCTTCGGATCCTCTTTTGAATTTACTGATGGATCATGTTTTGAATTTACTGATGGATCGCCTCCAGATTCTGGAGGGTGAAACCCCCCTTTAACGCCAGAATCTGGAGGGTCAAAACGCCCGGAATTACTGTTTTCTGACCGGTCGGATTCTGAACCGTCAGAAACCGGAGGGTGAAAAGTTGCGTTATTTTCACGCTGTTTTTTCAGCTTTGCGATTTCCTGTAACGCGATAGTTTCCAGCTTATCGACATTGAGAAAATATAAATTCGATGCGTTACGGTTACCGTTCCGGCGCTGTTTTTTTGTCAGCCAGCCATCCTTTTCAAGCTCACTGCATGCATCGCGGATAGTGCTGACTCCTGCCCCAATCTGCCGGGACAGTGTTTCTACGCTCGGATAGCTGATCCCCTCATCGCTGGAGAAATCAGCCAGGCGAACCATAATCATCAGTTTTGTGCCTTTCACACCGGAAACGGCACAGGCATCCCATACGTAGCCCTGAATTTTATTACTCACGTCACACCCCCAGTGCTCTGGCAATATCGCGGCATGCGTTCTGATACTGTTCAGGGGGCAGATTGCGCTGCAGTAATTTTGCTTTCATCTGCTCGTACTGTTCCCAGACACTGAGAGCCGCAGCACGTCGTCCCTCAAAAATTGGCCGTATTGTTTCAATGTCCGTCGGGTCGCCGTTATGCATAAATCCGTTGCGGTAGGTGATTTTTTCGGTTGTATTCAGCATTGGTCTTTGCCTCTTTCTCATGCGCTGGTCATGCGCATCGCATTTAATGCGGTTACTGCTTTTGATATGCACTGTGACATGTCACGACTGCCTAAAAGTGTTTCGCTGATTGCTGCAGCAAATTCTTTGATTGCCAGGGAAGCCAGATAATTAACCGACTCATCCCCGTTAACCCGCGCCAACCGGTCAGCAGGTAATGCAATTTTGATTGCCGGGATCAGCTCACTGAACTTTCTGTCTGCTGCCGGAGAATTACCGCGCAACCAACGGAAAATTTGCTGCCTGTTGTTATTAATCGCTTTCCAATCTGCGTTACCGGCCCCGTCTTCTATCGGGTACAGGCGTGACGGTTTATCACCACACAGTATTAAAAAATGCGCCCTGCTAATTTCGATTGCGACATGCTCCTGCCCCTTTTCTGCCGCCCATAATTCAATCTCATCCTTAATTATTTGATTGTTATTCATCATCTTGCGTCTCCTGTCGCGAAATTGATTATGAATAATCAGTTTTTTAACTGGCTTGCTGAGATAATTCACCACGGTCGGGTAAGCCATCAGCAATGTTCGGATAAATTTCTGGCGCTACCTCATGGGGGGTTATTTTCCAGCTGAGGCACTCACACAGACTTAAAACTTTTTGTGCCGGCACTCCGTTTTTAAACCACAGATTTACCGTTTGTGGTTTTATTCCCAACCTGCGGGCAATTTCTGACTGGTTGGCCAGTGTGACAATTTTGCTTTTAAGATTTGGTGTCATATCGGTCTCCTTAACCTGATTACAAGTTAATCTTACAATTACAAATTGGTGATTTCAAGTTTTTCTTGAAGTGATGAGTACAAGAAAACCTTGTAATATGACATTATGAAAAAGAATCCTAATGAAACATCAGCAGCCAGAATCAGCCAGGTTCTCACAGAGAATGGATGGTCACAGTCTGATCTTGCCCGCAGAATTGGTGTAAGACCTCAGTCAGTCCAATTCTGGGTAAGCGGGAAAACGGCACCAAGCGGAACAAATTTATCTGCATTGGCTTCTGTGTCCGGCTATCCGGAACACTGGTTTTTAATGGATGATATATCTGACGGACCAACCCGGCAGAGCGTTACAGCAAAAAAACATGATTCTTATCTTGTTGAATTACTTGATGTTGAAGCCAGTGCTGGCCCAGGCATCATAACAAAAGGTGAGTTCATGGAGACGATCAGGTCGATTGAATACACCTCCGATGAAGCTTTACGCCTGTTCGGACACCGGCCAAGTGAAAACATAAAAATGATCACTGTTGCCGGTGATAGTATGCAAGGTACAATTAATCCAGGTGACCAAGTTTTTATTGATGTCCACATAAATTACTTTGATGGCGATGGTGTATATGTTTTTGTCTACGGACAAACGTTACATATCAAACGGTTACAGATGATTAAAGATCAGCTTACAGTTATTTCCGATAATAATAATTATCGTGACTGGCAAATCACGAAAGAAGACGAAGATAAATTTTTCATTGCCGGAAAAGTGCTGATTAGTCAGTCCAGAGTTTACAAGCGCTACGCCTAAATCCCCATTCAACATTAAACTTTAAATTACAAGGAATTATACTCCTTGTAATTTTTAACGCCCGTAATTACAAGTTTTATTTGCAACTCAGACTTGCAATATTCAGTTTTTGCTTGTAGATTTATCTCCATCAAAACCCCACAGCGGGTATTCAGGATAAACGTTCACAGTTTTACGCCAGCACCAGGAAACAAATAACGCCACGAAGATGGCAGAAGAGGCAAGACGACCTGACAGCCCGGAAAGACGGGCACCATATTTCAGACGTAAAAAAACCCACCGAGGTGGGCTCTTTTACCCGGAGTCGCCGACCAAAGCTAATCCGGAGTTCTGCTGACGGGACCAACCGTCAGAAGAGGCAAGACCAATGACGAATCATTGGAAACATCATTTTAAAGGAGTTGCTATGAAAGCACAACCTAACCCCCTCAAAGTCACGCTTTACGTCCATGCACAAAAGCGGTTTGACGGAAGTATCGCGTATTCAGTATACACCCACAAATTCAAAGCAACTGACGGCATGGGCTTCCCTGTTGCCGAACACCAGCTTGAATTACCTGTCCCCTCAGTCAGCAAATTCGATTTAGTTCAGGCCGAAATTGACAGTTTACGTGCAGAACAAAACAAGATCCTTGCTGATGCAACCGCCAAAACCAGATTACTGGAAGACCAGATACAGGCGCTGCTATGCCTGGAGGGCAAAGTAATTTCCAAAGACGACGAAGCATTACCTTACTGACCAGAGGCAAGACCAATGACCAATTATATCTGTGCATTTAATCCCATAGATGCGGCACTTAAAGACGGTGCTGTAACTGTAGCAATCACTATTTCCGCCAATTCCGAGAAGATGGCCAGAGCAGTGGCCACCGTGATGCTGGAGGAAACTTATCCTGAAAATACAGGGAAGTTTGATGTGGCGGCACCAATAATCTGCGAAGCTCAGGCAGGCAAACCAGCACCGGCCGGCGATAGTTTTGATGAACATTTTGCCAAAGAGTACGAGTTCAACGGTACCGACTGGCAGAAACGTGAAGAAGAAATGGTAGTGTTTGCAAAAACGGCACCAGTCGTTCGTATTGCGGCGATCATGCTGTATGAAAAAACACAATTTACCCGCAATGAGTACCGCAAAGCGGTCGATTTTGTTCACGAAAGTGATGAATACCCGCAGATCCGGAATATTGCAAAAGGTATCGCGGCCACACGCACGGTTTCCCTGCTGAATGAACAGGATTTAGAAGCGCTGGTAAATACTGTTCTGGAAAAAGCTCAGGATGGTATTACCGAAGCAGAAGCACAGAAGCTGGCAGAAGAATACCTGTTCCCTGCAGAACCGGCCACCGGGCAACTCCCTGTCCCGGAGCAAAAGCAACGTAATTTTGAACATAATTACGCGACACTGGATCAGGAAATAGCCCTCGCCCTTCTTCCCGGTGATTTTGACCCATGGGAAATTCAGCCGAGCAAACTTACCGCGGCGAAAAAGCTGATCAGTGATGAAGATGAAAGCTGGCGGCGCTGGTCTACTGAGTTCCGTATTATCCCGACCGCATTGCAGATCCCGCGTGAAACAGTCTTTGCTGTCGTACGTGAAGGGAAAGAATTACCTGACCTGATAAGCGATGCGGCAGCCCGTAAACAGTTTGTGGCTGACCGTATCGGCATAACGCCGGCAGAAAGCAGTCATGACCAGGAAACAGTCCGGTCCGGTCCGGATATTACGGAAGATAAACCACCCGTAGCAGAAAAGCAGGAAAAGACCAAGCGCACACGTACTAAAAAAGCAGATAAACCGGCAGAGAAACCAGCTCCGGAAGTAGCGGCCAACGATGAACCGGCTACCATAGCCCAAACACCGGAACCGGCTCATGCCGAGGAACCAGCTACTGATGACTTCCGCAGCCGCGCCGAAGTGATTGCCGAGGTTCTGGCAGACACGGACAATCTGAGTATCTGGAAGCAGGTACAGCGCACAGATCCACGCTTTACCAAGCCTTTAGAGGGCGCGGGATTTCAAGGTACCAGCATTAACAGTAACTACATGTTTATGCGTGCTACCGAAATTTTCGGACCGATCGGTGAGGGCTGGGGCTATGAGGTGGTTGAAGAAAAATTCCTGGACGGCAAACCGCTGACTGAACCTGTTCTGGAAAACAACAAACAGGTTGCTCTGCGTTACCTGCGTGACGCAGACGGTTCTCTGTTCTGCGAGCAAAATCATTCAATAAAAATCCAGTTTTGGTACCGCAGCAAAGATGGCAAGTGCTGTTATTTTGAAAGCTACGGCGCGACACCATACCGCTATCAGACCCAATACGGCATAAAAGTTGATAGTGAAGTCATCAAAAAGTCACTGACAGACGCGATTAAAAAAGCGCTGTCAATGCTCGGATTCTCTTCTGATGTGTTTATGGGTATGCACGATAACCCTGAATACCTCATCAAAAATAAGCTGGAATTTGAAATCAAAGCAGCCAGCGAGAACGCAGAGGACAGCGTCCGGATCCGCGAAGAACTGGATGAAAAATTCACCCGTAACACGGAAACCATGCGTACAGCAGTTACGCAGAATGAATTACGCGGTATCGCATCCACCCTTACCCGCGAAATATCCGCGCATCTTAACAGCGCCAAATCACGCGGTGACAACGAATATGCAGGATACCTGTCCGGCCGCCTGCGCCGCCTGACAGAAATTGAGAAAGAGTGTTTAACCAAACTGACTGAAAAACAAGAGGCAGACCAATGAGTACAACCGCAATCGCATTAGCCGCAGACTATGAAAAGCTGCAACGACTGGTAGAGACTGGTGAATTCACCCCGGAAGATATAGCCGACACACTGGAAGGTATCGAAGGCGCGCTCGGCGATAAACTGGACGCGATTATGATCCACGTCCGTAACCTTGAAGGGCAGGCAAATACGCTGGGTGAAGAAGCCAAACGCCTGGCGGATCGTGAAAAGTCATTTAAGCGTCAGGCCAAAGACCTGAAAAAATATGCACTAACCTGCTTACTGGCATCCGGCCAGGACAAGCTGAAAACAGTGAAAAACACATTTACCGCGGCAAAAGGTCGGGCATCAGTAGTCATTGACGATGAATCACTTATCCCTGATTCACTCGTTGATGTACAAACCATCGTGTCACCGGATAAAAAAGCCATCAAAGAAGCGCTGGAAAATGGTATTGAAGTCCCTGGCGCCCGAATTGAAATTGGTGAACGTTCACTGATGGTCCGGTAATTACCCACCGTGCCCGACAATCGGGCACTTTGTTTCAGTGTGACATGTCACGATAAGGCAGACCAATGCTAAAACACCAACACTACAAAGACCGACCGGTAAAGCTCACGTTCCCTGACGGTAGTCACGGCTACATCCATACAGACCGTCGGTGTGATGTGTATTACGACCTGCCTCCGCAGGTGAAAATTGAGGCCCGTAACGAACCGCAGCAGAAGGATGAAAGCAAATGATATACGGATTGTTCATGCTGATTTGCTCTGCCACCAGCTGCGAGTACCAGCCCTACGGCTACGTTTATCCGGATGAAAAAAACTGCCTGATGGATAAAGAAACACTGACCGTGAAGGGGATTTTGTCAGAGTGCTATCTGATCGATGAAATTATTTCGGCCGATTTTGCTCAGACAAAAAGTTGATTAAGCATAATCAGTTTTATTTCGCCACGGTGATTACCATGATGCCAATACCATTACAGGGGAAAGCATCATGGAACCGTGGCAACCAGGACAACAATTACTGACCGACTTTGATATTAAATTAGGCCGCCTGGCTGCGAGTGTAAAAAACAGACCATGCACTCCGGCAGATATTAAACGCTCATGCGATACAGCCGACCTTCTTATTTTATTGATGATGAGGCAAGACCAAAATGAAAAACGAGAGTGACGTAATTACCCCGGACGAAATGATAGAACTGACCGGCTATCAATTCCCGTCAAAACAGTGCGAAGCCCTGGAGCGTGCCGGTATCTTTTTTATAAAGCGGCCGGATGGATACCCGAAAACGACCTGGGCGCATTTTAATAGCCCGCTGGCTAAACGGCAGACATTACCAGCATCAGAAGAACCTGACTTCGGGGCTATGTAATTATGGGTAGGAAAAGGAAAAACCCTGCTGATAACTGGATGCCAAAGCGGGTTAAACGGGGCAGGTCTGCTTTTGAATTTATTACTCCGGATAACAAAACAATCCGGCTTTGTGATTTTTCATGTACTCAGGCTGAGGTATGGGTAGCATACGAAAAACTGATAGACGATCAGAAAAATGAGGCAACATTGACAGCATTGTTTAACTCATTTTTCATTTCCGCCGACTTTACTAACCTGTCACCGGAAACACAGAAAGATTATCGTAAATATTCCGGCAAGCTATTACCTGTATTCGGGAAAATGCAGCCTGATAATATAAAGCCTGAGCATATCCGTAAATATATGGATAAGCGCGGCACTAAAAGCCCGACACAGGCAAACAGGGAAAAAACGCTGCTATCCCGTGTTTTTGGCTGGGGTTATGAGCGCGGACTGGTAAAAAGCAATCCATGTAAAGGTGTGCGGCAATTCAAGGAGCAAGCCAGGGATCGCTATATTACAGATGATGAATATAATGCGCTCTATTCCGTATCCCCTGTAGTTGTCAGGATAGCAATGGAAATAGCGTATCTCTGCGCAGCCCGGCAAGCTGATGTTTTGGCATTAACTTATTCGCAATTAACAGAGGATGGTATTTACATTAAGCAGGGAAAAACAGGTGTAGCACAAATAAAGGCATGGACGGAGCGCCTGCATGCAGCTATAAACCTGAGTAATACTCTCCCCCTTGATTCTGGTATCAGCAGTATTTATGTACTTCATCAATCCAGAGGTTCCGGGTATACACGGGATGGTTTCAACAGTCGCTGGAGAAAAGCCAAAGAAGCTGCAGCTAAAAAATTCCCGCACCTGAATTTTAACTTCACCTTTCATGATTTGAAGGCTAAAGGTATTTCAGATCTCGATGGGCCACTGTCAGAAAAACAGAAAATATCGGGGCATAAAAATATTACTCAAACAGCCCGGTATGACAGAAAAGTGATGGTTGTTCCTGTTGTCGGTGGTCAGAAAAAGACAGTTTGA